AGCGCGTCCGACTCCTGACGCGGGTCACCCGGCGAACGCGGCCGGCCTGCTGAAAGCGTGACTCCCAGGAGAGACTGGGACCAACACAGAAGCGGCGGCGTGGAAGGACACGCAAGGATACGTGCATAGCTTGGTGGATACTGCAAGCGGCCCGCCAACCGAGAGGTTGGGATGCATTCGGGGCTGTACTGGTCGATAAGGGCGACAACAGTTCAACGCAGTCTATGCGGTAGGTGGCATCCCGGTTATATCGCCACCATCTACTCACCGTAGCTGGAATCAAGCCCAGCCCGCTTCTGTGTTGGTGAATGCGCAGGCTGATGCGCGACCTGAATAGCGTGCCGAGAAATCCGCGATCCAGGAATTCCCAAAGCCGGAGATCAGCACCGGCCACCAACACCGTAGCATCCTCGACGGTCAGGGATGCTCCCGCGTGATGGGTAAAAGCACGCAGAAGCTGTAAGCAGCCGTGGTTTCGATGCCACCGCGCCATGAGGATGGCTGACAGCCGGGAAAGACCGGCGCCTTTTCAGGAGATGACCATGAATTACAACAAGCAGTGCCTCGAGATGATGATCCACCTCGGGCAGAATTTTTCCGGTGAGCGCATGGCCGAGCTTGTCCAGTCGGCGGCCATGATGATCGCCCAGACCGTCCCGCTGATCGGCAGCGAGGCCAACATGAACAAGGCGCTCGACGACCTCTTTGCCGCCATCCGCGAGGACGCGCAAGAGATCCACCGCCAGATCCAGGAGGTGCGCAGCCATCCGCCCACCAAGCTGCCCGACAACCTCGAGGTCATGACCACCGAGGACTTCCTGCGCCATGTGTTCAAGCCGGAGTCGCTCAATGGCTGACATCTCCGACGCGATCGACCCGATCGTCAGCGCCATCTACGAGCAGTACGAGAAGCGCGGCAACGCCGAGCCGGCCCGGGCATACCTCGGCGCAAGCATCATCGGTAAGGAGTGCTCCCGCGCTCTCTGGTACGACTTCCGGTGGTGCGGCGCGCCGGTCTTCGATGGCCGCATGTACCGGCTGTTCCAGACCGGGCACCTCGAAGAGCCGCGCATGATTGCCGACCTGCGCTGCATCGGCGCAGAGGTCTATGACGTTGATCCGACCAACGGCCGGCAGTTCGGATTCGCCGATCACGGCGGCCACATGAAAGGTCATATGGACGGGTGCGCCCGCCACATCCCGACCGGTGGCGCCAGGTGGCATGTCCTCGAGTTCAAGACCCACTCGGCCAAGTCATTCGCCGACCTGAAGAAGAACGGCGTCAAGAAGGCGAAGCCGCAGCACTACGACCAGATGACCTGGTACATGGGCAAGACCGGCATGGACCGCGCCCTGTACCTGGCCAAGAACAAGGACACCGACGAACTCTATGCCGAGCGTATCGAGTTCGACAAGGTGCGCTTCGAGCAGATCCAGGCCAAGGCCGCGCAGATCATCTTCGGATCTGGCATCCCGCCAAAGCTGTCCGATGACCCGTCCTACTACCTCTGCAAGATGTGCGACCACCGGGCCGTCTGCCACATGAACCGCGTGCCGCCGATCTCCTGCCGCACCTGCTGCCACTCGACGGCCGAGAAGGACGGCGACGGGCGCTGGTCGTGCGCGAAGGCCGGCCCGGACTCCAGCATCCCGGTCAATGCCCAGCGCACCGGATGCCCGCAGCACCTGCCCCTGCCCTTCCTCCTGACCTACGCCGAGCCTATCGACGCCGGGGAGGGCTGGATCGAGTTAAAGCGCAAGGACAACGGCCTCGAGTTCGTGGTCGCCGCCGAAGGCGTCACCCACCCGCTGCCCGACCTGCCCCTCTATTCGAGCCGGGAGATCTCTGCCGCGGCCGACCACAAGGCGATCGCCAACCCGGAGATCGAGGCGTTCCGCCAGCAGTTCGATGCAACCCTGACCGGATGAACGCGAAAGCATGAGCCAGGCAGTCACCAAAAAAGAGGGCTGGATCAACCTCTACAAGGTTGATCACCAGAACCTCGCGGCGATCACCTCGAACGCATTCCCCACCAAGGAGCACGCCGACTCGGCCGTGCTCGGCAACCGGATTGCGTGCGTCAAGGTCGAGTGGGAAACGCCGGCAAACGATTGATCAACACAAGGAGCAACCATGAAACTCGAGATTCAATTCACCTCTTCCGCCGCCGCCGACGCCTACACCGGCGGCAAGCTGTACGGCTCTGATTTCGCCGCCGGCCTGGACCTGCGCGCCGCGATCAGCGAGCCGATGTCCATCCTGCCGTCCGAGCAGGCCATGATCCCGACCGGGATCAAGATCAACATGATGGAACTGGGGTCGAACACCATCGTCCGCCACGCCGCCATGGCCATGCCGCGCTCCGGCCGCGGGAGCAAAGAGGGCCTGGTGCTCGGCAACACCATCGGCCTGATCGACCAGGACTACCACGGCGAGATCATGCTGTGCGCCTGGGCCCGGCCGACCAGCGGCCACATCAATGGCGCGAACAACCGGGTCGGCGGCACGCCCATTCACATCGAGCCCTGGGAGCGCATCGCCCAGCTGGTCATCGTGCCCGTGATCCGGCCGGAGATCGTCGCCGTTCATGAGTTCTCGGTCGTCACCGACCGCGGCGCCGGCGGGTTCGGCAGCACCGGGGTCTGACATGCCGGTCGTCGATCACCCGGTCCATCCGAGGACGGTCGGCGGGGCCTTGTACGGATGCCACAACCGGGCGCCGTTCAAGGCCAGCTACATCGCCCCGGACAGGATCTATGACGCGCAGCCCGGGCCGCTGCCGAACAGCTACCGCAGCGTTCAGACGGCCATCCCGCACGCGATGTCGACGGACTGCCGCTACGACATGAGCTTGACCGACAAGAAGTGCGCCGACTGCATTCACCGCGGCAGCGGCGAGGAATACGACAAGATGATACGGAGTAATGGAAGATGAACAAAATCGAAACAGGCGGGCCGGCGTTTCCGCTGTCACACAGTCACAAGGAACTGTCTGGAACTGACTGGCAGGACGCAAACGGCATGACCCTGCGCGACTACTTCGCTGCGAAGGCGATGCAGGCGATCATCGCAAAGGCTCCGTTCGGCACCGAAGAGGCCGGCGCCCAGCTCGACCGGCAGATGCTCGCCGCTCGTGGGGCCTACGCTTACGCCGACGCCATGCTTGCCGCTCGGGACCATTCCGAGGATGTGCGCGGGATGGGTGGCGGCTGGATCGAGTGGAAGGGTGGACCGATGCCCGTACATGGCGATACCGTTGTTGTCGTCCGCTTCAGAGGTTCTGACAACGAGTATGAGCGTGACGCCTGTTCTCTTGACTGGTATCACATGGGCGGCATTAGCGACATCATCGCCTACCGCATCGTTGGAGGTGGCAAAGCATGATCCGTTACTCCATCGAAACGCTTTGGCACTTCGGGTGCGGCATATGCGGGAAATGGTGGAGCATCGGCGACCACCAGATGACGAAGCCCAGCGACGGGCTGACCTGCCCGCATTGCGGCGTGAAGCAGGCTGTGCGCGAGGCGAAGGAGGTTCATAGATGATCCAGCTTCGCCCATATCAATCAGAGGCAGTCAAGTCGATTTATGACTATTACGCCAGTGGAAAAGACGGCAATGTTCTCATTGTCCTCCCTACCGGCGCTGGGAAAAGTTTGACCATGGCTGCGTTCATTCGATCGGTGTTTGAGCAACACAAAGATGCCAATGTTCTATTACTAACGCACGTCAAGGAATTGATCGAGCAGGACGCCAAGGCCATCATCCACTACTGGCCCGAGGCGCCCATCGGCATCTGGTCGGCGAGCGTCGGCCAGAAGACCAAGGCCCAGATCACGGTCGCCGGCATCCAGTCCATCCATCGCCTGCCGGCCAAGTTCGGCAACACCGACCTCTGCATCATCGACGAGGCGCACCTGGTCCCGCGGAAGTCGGACACCATGTACCGGCGCTTCCTCGACGCCCTGCTCGCGCACAACCCGAAGATGAAGGTCATCGGCCTGACCGCCACGCACTACCGCATGGACTCCGGCCTGCTGACCGAAGGCGCCGATCGGATCTTCACCGACATCGCCTACGAGGCCGACGTGGGCACGCTGATCAAGGACGGCTGGCTCTGCCCGCTGGTCGCCAAGAACGGCGCCACCAAGGCCGATCTGTCGGGGGTGCATACGCGAGGCGGCGAGTTCGTCGAGAGCGAGTTGCAGTTCGCCATGGACAAGGCGGATCTGATCAACGGCGCTCTCGACGAGGTGGCCCAGTTCGCGCCCGACCGCAACCACATCCTCGGCTTCTGCGCCGGCGTCGAGCACGCCGAGCACTGCGCCGAACTGGCACGCGCCCGCGGCTGGACGGCGGCCCACGTCAGCGGCGACATGGGGAAGGTCGAGCGCGAGCGGATCATCGACGACTTCAAGTCCGGCCGCGTCCGCTTCCTCTTCAACGCCAACCTGCTGACCACCGGCTTCGATGCTCCTAACATAGATTGCATTGTCATGTTAAGGCCGACGAAGTCAACCGGCCTCTTCGTCCAGATTATGGGTCGAGGATTGAGAAAACATCAATGCAAAGAGAATACTTTGGTGCTGGACTTCGCCGGCAACGTCGAGCGCCACGGCCCCATCGACCAGATCCGCGTCAAGTCGAAGGGCGCCGGCAAGGGCGAGGGCGTGTCCGTGGCCCCGGTGAAGGAGTGCCCGGGTTGCCACGAACTGCTGCCGACCATGGTCATGCTGTGCCCCCAGTGCGGCCATGAGTTCCCGCGCAGCGCGCCGCACGGCACCGAGGCGAGCGAGGCGATCCTGGTGGCGGCCCTGGCCGAGCCGAAGGTCTACACGGTCGATACGGTCGAGTACAGCATCCACGAGAAGGCCGGCAAGGCGCGCTCGCTCAAGGTCACCTACTGGTGCGGGCCGTCGTCGTTCAACGAGTGGGTGCCGATCGAAGACCCGCGCCAGTTCGTCCACAAGCACGCGATCTACTGGTTCTACCGCCGCGGCCTGACCTGCCCGGCCACCGTCGCCGACGCCATCGAGATGATCGACCAGATCCCGGCGCCCGACACCATCACCGTCAAGCTCGACGGCAAGTATTTCCGAGTCCTCGATGTCGAGATGGGCTCGCGTCGCATGAATGTCAGCACCTGTTACCAAGGAGTCTTCTGATGAATCTGATCTCCCAACTCAATGCCGCATCCGGTTCCACCGCACCCGTCGATGGCGCTGCCGAAACGTTGAGGCAGAAGCGCATCCGCTCTCTTGCTGCCGGCGCGAAGGCCGCGGCCAAGCTCAAGTGGGACCGCGCCGTCGCCCGGTATCAGTACGCGATGAAGGGCAAAGGCTGGATGACCAAGATCCAGATCGAAGAGGCGACGGGCTACAAGCGTCATTCCGCCGCCACCTTCCTGCCGAAGCTCATG